TCGAACGATATCACCGACATGATCTGCGTCCCTTTCTCTGACTTGTATTTGGATTTCATCGTGAACCCACGCCATGATGTTGGCGTCCAGGTCAGCTTCGATAAGTTGCTTTTGGGTCTCAATCAGCCAGGTAGCCGCGATGGTTGCGCCGGCACCCTGTAGAAGGCTGTTCAGAGCCTTGTGGGGGCTTCTGATCTTGATGTGTCTACCATCGAGCCCTAGCAGGTAACCACGCTCTGCAGCGCTCTCTACGGCCTTTCTCAGGCGTCCTACAGCTGGCATACGTTCATTGAAACGATCAAGCAGCTGCTTACCTTCTTTGAAGCCACCCCCGACCACCTCGCCAATCTTGGCAGCGCCGGCACCGTACAGATACGCATAGATAAACCGCTTGCTTTGATCGCGTGTTTCCAGGCCAGCTGCTCGCTGGTTTACGGTGTGTATGTCACCTTCCAGGAGCTCTTTGGTGTACGCATCGTTTTCCATGTAATGCGCCAGGCAGCGTAGCTCGATCCCTGAAAGGTCGGCACCAAGTAGCTTGTAGCCTGGCTGTACTGTGAATAGCTCACGGCACTGCTTGCCGTATGGCAGCCTGGTGGCCGGCACCTGGGCAAGGTTACAATTACGATGCGATGCCCGGTGTGTGACTGTACCCTGGCTAATGATACTGTGGTGCAGCTTTCCGTTGCGCTGCAACTTTAACCAAGCCTGGTTGCCTTCAGCCAGCTGCCCAATACGCTTCTGGATCATAAAGAACTCAGCGAGCTTTTGTGCTTCTGGGTAGTCCAAAGTAGACAACACACTCTCATCGATCTGTGCGTGTCCCTGGGCGGTGGTTAGTTTGGGCTTCCAGCCATACTTATGTGTCAGGCAGCGCTCGATATGCCGCCGGCTGTTAGGATTGAACTGCACGACTTTGACTTTGTCGAAGGGTACGCCGGCTTTGTAGCCCAAGGTCTTATTGTCACGCTTTGGTATGAACTCTTCGTGGATCTCCCATGGATCAAACAGATCATGCAGCTCACCCTCGATCTCTGATCGCCGGGCGGCTAGGACAGCGTACAGCTCGTTGGCTTTCTTGACATCAAACGTCCAGCCAAACTTACCAATCCTGTCACACAGGGTTGCTAATGTGTGCGCCAGCTCGACCGCCGGCTGACTGTAGTTGTCCGGGTCTAACTTCTTGTACAGCGCCTTGGTGACTTTTACGTCCTGGACGCAGTAGTACCACATGTCCTCGTTGAAGGTTTCCCAGCCCCCATCATAGTCACCTTTGTGAAGACCTATACGTAGACCCCAAGCCTTTAGGCTGTGGGAACCATACATGCGCTTCGGGAGGATCTCAGCGTCTGCATGTGACCAGTTGGTCTCAAAGTCTTCATTAGTAAGGTCGGCGTGGATCAGCCTGGAGAGCGTCAGCGTATCCGTTACACGTACAGTGTCAGGGAGAACAAAACTGCTGTAGACTTTCTGAAGGCTGGGAATGTCGTAGCTGATAATGTTATGGCCAATGATCTCATCAGCCTGGGCAAGCAGCTGCAGCCCATCTTCCATATTCTCAGCTGTAAACGATTGGATTTCATCCGTGTCTAAGTCTTCACAGATCAAACAATGGATTACGTCAGGGTCGAGACCGTTAGTCTCGATGTCGAAGACGATGCGTTTCATGGTTGCTCTCCACTCGATGTCAGATGACGCCGAGCACCCAGTTCTCTGCAGTGTCTTCGGCGTACTGTTGTGTATGTCCGGTGATCTCACGTTCTTCGACAATCGCGGCGTCCTGGATCATGATGACCACGTACTTGTCGTGTTCTTTGATCACGTGAGCTTTACGCCCGGCATGTTTATGCGTTCCGTAATGTGTGCTTATGTTCATCCTTCACGATCCCATTTAGATCGATGAGCGCCGCGCCGGCACTCGATGACATCACCGTCCGTTGATCGCATCATCCAGCGCATTATTGACTGATGTCTCAGGCTGTTGTTGTTCTTCGGTTCGTACTGTGGGATCTCCAGAGGTAGCTTCAGAGCCTCTCGCAGCTGATCCATTGTCGGTACAGTATTCGTCATAGTTTCTCTCCTCTTCCATAAACGTCACGTGCCACTGGGGCGCTGGGAATAGCCCATGCAAATTGGTTTCGAACTTGTCGAACCAATCCAGGGTTTCTTGTGATTTGATCTTGAATGACTTGGCTTTGAATGGGTCTGTGGTGACGCTAAAACCATCACCCTCTTTTACAAACAAAAGCTGTCCTGTCAGGGTATCTCTTAATTTAATAAAACACATGGCCACACCTCGTTAGAAGGTGTCGCTAGCCTCTAATAAGCGTCCTGTTTCCAGGTTGTATTTTACCTTGCCGGCGACACCGGTCTCACCGGTAAACCGGTTCTTCAATACGTGTAGATATCGGTAGGCACCGTCTGGGTCGTCAGGATCGACCTGGAGACCAATAACGATGTCACTCAGCTGCACAGGACTGTGTGAGCCTCTGATCTGAGATAGGCGAACCTTGCTGCCTTCCTCATGTCCTTTGTCGCCCTCTGGGCGGCGTAGATGGCTCACCATTATAAGGCCAATGTTAAGCTCGCTCACAAGCGTTCTTAGAGCCGTACAGGCTATGTCGATGGCCTTACGTTCGTCAGCAACCGCCAGGCCGCTGATCATAATCGATACGTGATCTAAGATGATCCACTTTACGTCCAGGGCTGCCACCATGTAGCGAATACGCTGAATGATGGTATCGACCTCAGACGATCCGAAGTGGTCGTAGAGATACACCTGGTTGTCGCCTGGAAACAGCTCATCAAAGGCCTTGTATAAGTCAGCCTCTTCGACACCTGATCGATCTACAGTCACATTCTTGTTCATGTGGATGCCTAGCAGTCCCAGGATGGTTTTCTTGTTGCTTTCTTCGAGCATAATCATCCCGACCTTGTGGCCGGCAGTATGCAGTGAGTAAGCTATCTCACGTACCAGTGTAGACTTGCCGATACCAGATCCAGCCGTAATGGTGACCAACTCACCCTCGCGCAGACCGAGTGTTACCTCGTTCAAGCGTGCAAACGGATAAGCAATGGCAGAGGCCGCGTCTACCACACCAATGGCATCTCTGATATCGGCTGCGGCCACGATGCCATCCGGGCGATATACTTTCGCCTCCAATATGGCACCGACGATATCCTTATGCTTGCCCTGGAGTAGGGTCTCGTTCGCATCCTTGTAAGGGAGAAAACAGATGCGACTTTGTCCGACCGGCAGCAGCTCAGCTACCTCGATGGCAGCCTTGCGACCTGGGTCGTCCATATCGAAGCACAGGATAACTTCTTTAAACTGGGCAACGTAGTCCCAGTTGTCTTTGATTGCTCTTACAGCCGCAGCAGCGCCAGCTGGTAGACTGACGCATGCTGTTGCATGCATTACAGACGCCACTGACATGGCATCCAGCTCACCTTCTGTAATGACCAGGCGATTACCACCCTGCCATCTGTGTGATCCAAAGAGTGGCAGCTTCTTGCCGTCACCGAGTAGCTTGAAATCTTTGTTCTTAAATCTGATCTTCTGCGCTACCGGTGTACCACCAGGGCTGTAGTACGTAGCTATTTGTACAGGCTGCCCCTGGTATGTACCCACCCGGTAGCCAAACTTCTTGCATACTTCCTGGCTTATCCCCCTGGCCGGGATTGCTTGGATCTCGCCCTGGAGTAAACCTTCCGGCTTTGCTTGATGCGCTGCCTGTATAAGTTCTGCCGCAGCTGCTGAGCTGGTGGGTTGGAAGTCTTGGTCAAAGGTTTGGTGGTCTGTGCAGCTGAAGCAGTATGCTGCGTATCCTCGTTCGCCATTGTCGTATATTGCCCTGGCGTCACTCGATCCACAGGCATCGCATGGCTCGTGTGCCACGAACCTGCCAGCGTCATTCTCCTGACCCCAAGTCTCCATTGCTGTTTTTGATGGTTGCATCTTTGCTCTCCAGCAGCCAATCTTCGGGAATTACTTTGTGTGCGTATTGAATGCCGTGCTTGTCGCAGTATTTGGCATAGGTAGTTGGTGAGCCCTTGTAGAGCTTTGCATTTGCATTACTAAACACAAGGCGTATATCGATGTCCGGGCATTGCTGCCGAATCAGTAGATGTTTATGACGATCTTCCGTCAGCCATCGCCCTTTTGTTTCGACATAAAAATAGCCGCCAGGTTTTGGCAGCCGGAAGTCCGGTGTGTAGTGCGCCTGGCGCTCAGGCCATACAAACTGGATACGCTCAGTCTCGTATAAAACCTCAAGACCGCTTTCCTTGATCTGTCTTGCTGTCTTATCTTCGAGACCTGAGCGATACCCATTCTTGATGGCTCTCTGTCTAGAAGTTGGCGCTGAAGCCGTCTTCCGGTTTGTCTTCTTGCGGGGAGCCATTATCGTTGCTTTCGTTAGTTTGTTCTGAGGCTACAAATGATCCCTCTTCTGCAGCGAAGCCGGCGCCGTCTTCCTGACGCTCGGCCAAGTCAATAACCTGGATCTTTGTGAGCTGCATCGAAACGCCAATATTACCGGCGCTGTTATAGGCATGCAGGGTGCCGCCCATCTTCAATACAGACCCACCCCAGATCTGAGGCAGGTTGCTCGGTACGATGATCTGACCCTTGCTGTCATACACCTTGGGCTGATACTTTGACTTTGCATTCAAGATGATCTCACCGGTATCTGGGTCTTGCTTGTATGGCACTTTGGCTGTCTCAGCTTTCTTGCCGAACTCATCCACAGCAAACTGACGGATCTTGTCTCGCAGCTCTTTGCATTGGTCAGCTGGTACACGTAAGCCAGTCTTATACTTACCCTCAGCGTCGAACTGTGTGTCAGGTACGTTAAGCCAGGGGTATTCTGCTGTTCCTTTATGTGTTTCAAATGCTACTTTTGCCATTTTTGGATACTCCTTGTTTCTCTTTGTTCTCGATATTTGGTGTCAGCTGTAGACCCAGGCGCTTGGCTTCGCGCTCCAGGTCGGCAGGGATTGGTTTGTCTTGTGATTCGAGTAGACGCGCCTGTTCCAACACCCTTTCTCTTGGGTGCATACGATCCTCGTTTTCTTTTTATGGGGTCTATATGCTATGGGGGAACACAAGTCCCCCCACGCATACTAGAAATTACGCAAAGCAGTAGTCACTTTGCAGTACAGCCTTTATGTCCAGGCTGCCTTTAGTTGGTATAGTTGGTGCCTTAGTGTCGACACCTAAATCGACATGGTCGAGTATTTGATCTGTGATGAAGCTGTAGATGCACTTGCCGTCATACTGCTCAACGAATGCCTCACGTACACCCATGAATAGCTTGTCAGTGTCTGCCGGCACAGTACCAAAGCTGTCATGGATCAGCATAAAGTTGCGAACACCTTTGGTAAGACACTTGAGTACAGTGCTCATCAGGTGGCTGCTGTCCAGGCTGTGGATCATGTTAGGGCTCACAGCTGCACCACACTTGCGTTTATCAACAGTCCTGGTGTCGGCCATGTTGAGCACAGCGCTGGTACGCACCTGGCTGTCTACCTGCTTGTCGTAAAGATAGATCCGCAGACGCTTAGCTTTGTTTTTGTGGTATGCATTATCGACTGGGAACCCGACCGGCGTAAACCAGCTCATAGTCTGATTAACCTCAGCCAGGGCATGAGCAAACGCCTGGAAGAACCTCATGCCATCTGCAGCGCCTACGATTACCTGGTTAATCGCAGCCCAGTTGGCGTTGGCTAGCTTCCTGGCAGCCTTACCAGGGTCTACAAATGGATGCTTTTCGAGCTCACCTCGCCTCACACTGTTACGCAGTGGGATCATCAGGTCTTCCATTAGTTGATCGGTAAAGCCATAGATGCCACTTGAGTAGCCGTAGGTCATTACGTTGCGCTTTACGACTTTCCTGGTGACACCATAGTCCAGCCATTCTTGAGACACCGGGTCATCGTCAGCCTGTAGTATCTCAGTCACCTTATCTGCTACAGCTTGGTAGATGTCCCGAGGCTTGTCGCCAGGCACCAGGTTGACCAGGGCTCCGTCAGTCTCAGTACAGCTGGCTGCAGAGAAATGCTGGATGCCACTGTTGGAACCATCGAGATTGATGGGCAAGCCGCTTTCGTAGTCAGTACCATGAACCCAGAAGCCAAAGAACTCTCGGCAAGCAGCCAGGAATGCAAACGGCTTGTCAGCCCTCGACCAGTACAGCTGCTCGGGATCATCGCCATCGTAAGTGCCTTCGAAGTCGTTACCGATCTCTGCTATACGATCAGCATTATCGATGACCCACTGCACACGGTCTTCGAATGACTGCTTGCTGATTCTACCGAAGTCGCCGGTGTTGGCTACTTGGATAGCAATCCACCTGGCACCAGATTCAGTGATTGGCTTCTTGTCAGCTATATTAAATAGCGACTTGATGTGGTCACTGCGGTGTGTGTTGAAGTTACACACTGGGTAAATACGACCCCTAAAGTCAAAGCTGTGTGGTAAGTAGAAATGCTCGTACTGAGCCAAGTCTCTCGCTTGCCTTAGATCCATGGTCATCATAGAGCGATCAGCATCCACCTGCTTGTTCAGCTGCCGGATGTCCTGAGCTTTGAGCCTGATGCCCTTTTTGTCTTCGTCCGACAATTCAGCGTAGTTCTCTGGAAACTTAATGTGTTCCAATTTGTCACGCTGAGGAAAACTAGCGCCTGGCTGTAAGCTGTTATCCCAAACCCACTCTATAGCTGCTAGTACGTATTTGTTTATGGTGTAGCGTGTGGCCTGGATAGCATTGAGTGCATCTAAGGCCGGCTGCATTCTGCCACTACGTATAGCTGACTTCAGCATGCCACGCTGCTTAGGTGACATATGTCGAACCAGGGGCGTGGTACTGGCCAGAGCTGGATCTAAGTAACAACCACTGTCATCACTGTCCCAGGGTTTCGGTGGTGTTATCATCGGTGTAAACACAGGCTCATTCCAGCTGATCTCTTGATTGATGTCAGCGATGCCGTCTGAGGCTTCCTCGGTCAACCCAATTCTGTACACAGTCTTGTTGTCTTTAATCTGTGTCCAAACTTCGAAGACATTAGATGCCTCAAGTATAGCGCTAAGGATGGGTGCAGCTGCCTTCATTCTACGCTCTTGAGACCAGTTCTCATGTACGAAGCCTTCTTTAGCTGCTATGTGTCTTACAGCCTTTTTACGGTGCTCGCTGCTGCTGTTGTTGCTTGTAGCGAGACTTGTGATCCTATCGTGAAGTGCCTTGTCGTATGCCTTCAGCTCAACACTAAAGTGCTCCATTTCGACACGTCCGCCAATGTTGCGGAGTACGCTAGTCCTGGTCGCAGCCATACCAACGCCTTCCATAGCGTTGATGAGACCTAAGTAACTTAGGAGCTCAGTATCCAAAGACTTTAGATCTAGTACCCAATCAAAAGGCCGACCATCAGCAGCAGACGCTTCGTCCAACCTTATACGTAATGCTTCTGTGGTTGCCGCGAGTGCGTCCTTCAGTAGTCTAGAGTTAGCCGGCGCAATGCTGAGATCTTTTAGCTTTGCCTGTCGGTCTAAGAACCGGTCGTGGCCGTCAGTCATCATCTGCTTCTCACGCTGCAGCTGAGCAAGCGTAGAGCCATTTAGTCTATTCATTGATGTCATATTGATCCCCTTAGTGTCCCCTGCGTATATGCTATGGGGGAACACAATTAGAATTACTGTGATTACAAAGAGTTATGAGATCACTGAGGGGATATAGGGAATGTGGGTTGGGTGTGACGTGTAAAGGTGTACAAAACCGTAGCTCACAGCCGAGTAACGATCTCCGAATACTATCGTGTTACCTTTTACGATCAGCTTTTTACGCTTTAGTCTATACTCAGAAAACAGTCTTGGTTTTTCTAGTGATGCCGGTGGCGCCGTTGGGCAGTCACACCAACTGGATGCAGCTGCAGGATTAGACCCATAAATGCGGCATTTACCATTTAACAAGTAAAACATTGTTCTTCTCCTTCCTCTATCTTTCTGGGACGTAGCTTATCAGAACATAACATGAACAGCAACTAGCCAGCTGCCGCCATTCGTTTTGCAATGTCGCCAATAGTTTCCGGCTTAATGTGGATATATTTAGACGTAGTTTTGTGATTTCTGTGACCAAGCCACTGACCAATGACATCGCTGTTGAGACGCATGTCGTTAGCCATAGAGCTGGCTGCGGTATGTCGGAATACGTGAAATACAAAGTCTTTATCACCAGGCGCTACACGCGCTCTTAGGACGTTCCAAAGTAGATAGAACTCTTTTGCGTTGTAAGGGAAACCAGCAGCTAGGCTGCGAGCTGCATCAATCGCTTCCTGTTTGTACAAAGCTACCTGCCGCTGGTCGCCGTTCTTTGTCTCAAACAGAGTGATCCACCAGAGACCATCGTCACCCTCTTCGACACACGTTTTCCCAGGGTGCCGCAAGTTGCTGATCTCTGAGTGACGCATGCCAGTGTAACGAGCCAGATCACACATCTCCTTAAACCACATTGGTACGCGAGGGTTATCACAAAAGAGACGAATCGCATCCAGCTCCTGGTCACTGAAGAACCTGATACGGTGGTCTTCTGAGGGCGTTTTAACGCTGATTACACGTGCAGCCATACCTGACGCCCTGGCAAAGCTCAACACCGCCTGTACGGCCGCCACGTAGCGATTAATGGTAGCTTTAGATAAGCCGTCTGCCTCTAATGCATCCATCATGCGGTACAGGTGGCTGCCATCGATCTCAGCCATCTCAATGTTGCCCACGACACCCACAAAACGCTGGATGCGGTGGGTGCTTTCGTTCCGGTGCTTTTCTTTAGACCAGATCCGGGTGTTGTACTTAAACGTGAAGTTCTCAATACGTGTATCCATGACTGTGCTCTCCGATATTAAAACAGTGGGATCATTGTGTGGCCGTCAGCGCGCGCCTGGTACATCACCGACAGGTTAGTCTCAATGTTGTCGCAAGGCTCGCCGCGACCGGCGGCGTCAAACAGCTCATCCTCAAGCCGTTTGATCTCAGCGTTTAAATTGACCATGTGTGTGAATGGGTCGATGGGATCTATGTACATGTCGGCTCCCCCACAAAATCTGAAATCACCTGCAATCGTTCCTTTTGCTTTTCGCGCCCATAATCAGTCAGTTCTGCGTTGTCACATACCCAACGCAGCAAGCCTTCGACAGTCCCATCTGTGAACCTTTTGACATTGTAATCATCAAGTCTGAAACCACAGGCTCTTAGTGAAACGCCGGACTCATGGGGCTGTGTGTATGTGACGACCTGTCGATAGCCCATGGCAAAACAAGCGGCCTTGGCCTTGCTGATCAAGAAACTCGCCATGTTGTCTGGGGCTGTCTCACTGAGGCAGACGCGCCGGATCTCAATTCTATAACGATCTTTTGACCAAGCGGATGAACAGCGGTCAACTGTCGCGATGCCTTGAATGCCAAGTGGGTATCCACTTTGACCAGAATCGTTCCAGATGAGAAACTTGCTATATGCCCCGATTGAGAACATATGGCGTTTCAATGGCTTTGAATGCCGATGCCAACGCTGGACAAAGGCTTGCGCCTCGCCCAGCTTCAGGTTTATGTGGTGCAGGTTTGCCATTACAGAGCCCTCTTCGGAATTTGATCCCACTCTGTGCGGCGTACCTTAAATGGTATGACCTGGCCGTGGGCTTTGCGGATGCGAACCCACTTATAACCAACGACAGCCCACACCATGTGACTGCCGCACATTGGGTACCGATTGTTGTAAAGATCTACTGAGAAAGGCTTGGCTGACTGCCAGCTGACCTGTGAAGGTTTTGACTTATATATGCTCACTTTTGCTCTCCTGTGACATGTTGTCGCAGAAGTCTCAAGAGTGGCGATTCCGGGAGGACTCGAACCCCCAACCTGCTGATTAGAAGTCAGCTGCTCGCCACAAGTGGACTTCCTACCGATTCTATACCACGCAACATGGGGGAACACAAGTCATTTCGAAAAAACACCGTCCACATTGGGACGATGTCTAGATACAAATTGCATCTTTATTTATTTAATTTGCATTACTTTCCGACTTTCTTAACGCGCTCATAGCTTCTCATGCCACCCAGGCCGAGCATGCCCATCAGTACCGGAAGCATGGTTGCTGTGTCAGCCTGGGGGATATGTACACCAAACCCAGCTGCTATGGGTGCGATTAGGAAGTTAACCAGGAAACCCAGGACACACACGTAGCCAGTAAGTGGACGCCAGGACGACTGAAACCAGTTACCCTTCGCGTCTGCCTTATTTATCTCGATTTGCTGCAGCGCGATCTCCTGGGCATGCTTTTCTGCCATGGTGCTTATCTCAGCTGCCAGGCGCTGCTTTGTGTCTGCATCAGGTATCACTTTGTCCAGGATACTCGATACGGCTGGTATGAGGGCTGCGATCATTGGCTACTCCATCGATGCTATTATGTCTGCGTTACGCTTAGCGCGGTTGGGTACTGAAGATGCATAACGGCTGTCCAGGAGCTCTTCCGCGGCTTCTTTGTATGCGCCGGTCTTTAGTTTATGCAGTGTCTTAACAAAGCCCATTAGTCTATTGATACCCATGTTAAAACACAGGTCGATCAAGACTTCTTGGATCTTGTCTGGGGCATCTTCGAACCAGCTGAGGTTCTTCTCAAGCTCACCTACGCAGATATCGATGTCCTCATCCAGCATCTGCATGGCGGTGTCGTGTGTGATACCCCGGTCTTCAACATTACGCCCTACGCCTATCGTTAGCTTGCCAGCAGTACAATGATAGAGCTGTAACTTTAGACCCTCTTCCTGGATCAACCGTTTACGCACACGATCTAACTGGTTTTCATTCATGTTTCGATACCCTTCGGCATTACGCATTTAAACTTGGTGGGGTGTAGAGCCCCCTGCTCGGTTTTTATGATATCTTTACCCATCTCATAAGCTCGGGCTTCGCATTGCTCTTGCGTAAAAACACTGCCTCTTAAATCAGTGAACTGATGGCAAAACTCGGGCTGCGCTACATAACAGGCAAGCACAACTACTGTGATCATCTTTAAATACCTCGTGCGTTAAATATGAAAACAACGATGGCCAATACAATGCCAAGCACAGCTATAGCGGCGCCGCCGATCATGATGTTTTCTTTAAGGTGTTCGATAGCCAGCTGGCGGTCTTTCTCGGCAGCCTGGCGGGATTTACGCGCCTCAGCTTGAAAGCGTACCCAGTCTTGGTACAGCCCAGCCCGGCCATACAGCTGCATCGTCTCGCGCAGCTTGTCTTCTTGTTTCTTGATTTCTTCTAGCGCCATAAAGGTCTGCAGCATGTCTTCTTTGCCGCCTGGCGCAATCTTTGTCCAAATAGAGTGTTTCTTTTTGGTAGCCTTGGTGGCTAGGGCATCTTTGTTTATTACAAAGTCGGCCACAGCTTTACCTGCAGTCGTGAGCTCTTTGCCGTGTTGAAGTGTTTTGGTAATAACCGCCAGTGCCGCATTGCAAGCGGCCAGCTCTGCTAGCATCCCAGGTTCCCCCTCTGGTATGCTCTCCCATCATATCTTACATCTTCATTAGTAAACTTGCCGCCAGACCCACGATGACCACAGTCGACCCCATGATCATTGCTTCCAGACGCCACAGACGCTTGTCTAAGCCAGACAGTTTATCTTCGACGGCCTGATAGCGAACAGCGCACTCCTTCTCGTGTGCTTCGAGGTCGAGTGAGACGCGCAGTTCCGGTGAAACTTCTAGTGTCTGCTTCATCCGGCGATCTCCATGATTTCTATGTGACTGAAATTCACGTTTTCATGTAGTTCGTTGACTGCTATTGCATGTGGTCCAGAGGTGTTATAAGACCGAAATTGCACTTTGATGGTTTTTGATGCTGTGGAGGTATTTGTATAAAACCAACAGGGCGAAGTTGTTTGTCTCTCTGAGTTACTAAAAGAAGAATTTTGTACGTCTACGTCAAAGAACATATAGTGATTAGTTGGGTCGCCTAGCGACACGTCATCAACTACACATCTAAAAGAACCTTCACCACTTATGTGAAACACTGCTGAAATTCTCAACACGCTATTGGAACTTTTTGGAGTATAGTTGATAGTTGCAGTGTCAGTAAAAGTTGCAATTCCCTGTAGGTCGTTTTTGGTTGTGTAATAAGATTTTGCATGTCCAATTACAGACCCAGTTGGAAGACTGCTTGATTGTAATCGTATTAATCCCATGTCAGTCTCCCTTTATCCGACTAAGTAACCTTGAAAGAAACTATAAGGATGCCCACCATACCAATCCTGAGTATCACTTGAATTTACTTTTCCAACAGCCGTAACTTCTTGCCCGACATTTAATTGAACAACATAATTAGCAGTTACTGTAACCCCTGAGGTTTTTGTCCTACTAAAAACAACATTAGTGCCATCTACCCGAATGAAGGCATCATTAGCAGTGGAATCACCATAAAACTGAAAGTAAAAAGTGTATATACCATCAACAGGGACAACAAATTTATAATTAGTTGTATCATAACAATTACCTACATTTAAAAATGTTGCGTCAAAAGGCATTATAGTTGCGCTAGTGCCGCCAAAAGACTGCCAAGCCGCAGTACCACTTTTATATGCATTAAACGCTGGTCTTGATGGTGTAGTCACACGACCACTTGTATCAATCGACAACGCTGTGTTGGAGTTGGTTGGGTCTTGCAGGGTACTAACTTTAAGAATACTGCTCATTTCTAATTACCCCCTACGCTACAATGAATGTCATAAATAAAGACACCCAACTTGTGTCAGTTGCAGCACTATGCTTAATAACATTACCGTCTTGCGTGATATCAATTCTTGCAATACTGAGACCACCGTTGTTTGCCGCTATGATAATTTGCACTTTGGGTCGATAACCAGAAGGAAGCGTAAAGATAGTGGTGCCGTTTGCCGCGCTGTTAATGTTTATCAAACCTTGAATATTTACAATGTCACCGATTTTCCTGTACTGAGTATTTCCCCAAGGACTGCCAAAGTGTGTGAACGGTGAGTTCAATGTTGGCGTTGTCCAACCACTGTCATTCTCTGGCATCGTGACTGTGCCATCTGATGCAATAGTGATTGCCGTGGTGCTTGTTGTAGAATGACCGATCTGGTCTACGTTTAGCGTTGACATGACCCGTTACCCCGCGATTTCTGTTGCTGAGATGAATGAGATGCCACGCTCGTATGCGACACTATCTTGATCACCGATTGTTTTATTGATCGCTATCGTGTCAGCATTACGCGCTTGGACACCGACCTTGTATGTGATTGTAGATGTTGTTGCTGGTGTATCGAAATAGTCATAGCGAGCAATTTCTGGTGTAGAGTTATCATCTACTTGTTCGTAGGTTCTTGTTGCCATACTAACACC